GTTTTCTTCAAGAAGTTCTCTGTCGGTCATAACCTTTCAAATTTTCTTCTTATGGTGTTGATTCTTTACCGCTCTGGCTACCTCCGACAACTCCACGTCCCTTTCCATTGTTACCCGAAAATCTTCTTCTGTTAAAGAAAAAGACATAGTTAATGTAGGAGTATCCTTAAAATACCAATCACATAATTCTTTTAACTCTTTACGTTCATCCTCGTTTTTACATTTATGAATGGTAAGGTAATTCATTCTTTCCTCTTTTTCTTTGTCTGTTAAATCTTTTTTTATAATTCTAACTTTTAAAATTGAGTATATAATTACCTAAGGTAATAGATCATCCAAATAAGCCCATGATTCCATTTCATCTAATCTGCATAAAATACATCCTGGACGGCTGGATATAAAAGTTCTGTTCTCTTCCAATATACCCAGAATTGGATTCTTTGATCCTATTGTTGATTTCTTAGGGAGAAACACGATAAAACGGTGGCAATCTGGAATTACTGTTATAGAATGCCACACGCTGTTAATGCGCCATTCTGCACCAGCTTTAAAAAGAGGAACAGCAAATTCTATATCTTGTTTCATGTTTTATTATTGTTTAATTAATTTAAATATTTTTAGTTTTGAAATTATTTAATATGCTTATCGGCTGGATTGATTATCAATCCATCGTCACATGAAGGGAATGATATGTTAGATTCTCCATTATCAAGATTAGTCAGTTTAACCGTTCCAGCATATTCATCATCCACAAAAAACAATTGACCCGAAGAAACCACAAACCTGCATTGATATGCATTCATCATTGCTCCAAGTTGTCTAATCTTAGTTTTAATCTCTAAAAGTTGAGCGTTGTTGATTATATTCTTATTCATATTTTATTAAAGTTTATCTATTATTTTGTCACCCATTTCCTGCCATTCATCACTCACGCTTATAACCAATCCTATGACAGTTGATGATAATAACAATGTAAAAATAAGCCATAACAGAAAGCAGATAAAAACACATACATACCTCATGATTTTTTAGTTGTTAGATAAAAGCAAAATCGGTTCATTTGACTCCGCAATTGCTTTTATTTGTTCTGGATTGACAAAACTCTTAACTTGTTCGCTTATATTACAAATGGACTTGATCATATCAACGAATAATTTCGAGGTACATTCGTTACACTCCACTTCCATTACCTGTTTACGTCTATTGTATGATATGCTCGTTACACAATTCAGCCAGTGCGCATAAGTTCCTTTTTCTGTATTTAACCTGCCGTATTCTACTTTTGTCTCTCCATTTCCATATTCAATTACTCTTTTTAGAAATGGTTTTGCATAAACACTAAAACCGAAAGGTTGGGTGTTTAAGGCATCTAAACGGGAAGTTCCATCTCTCCATTTTCCATTTTCATCGCCTCCTGTCCATTCCTTAGAGGGGTTAGGGACAATATTTCCGTTTTTGTCATAGGAAAACATGCAATTCGTTTCCAGTTGATACTTAATAACAGGCATTTCTTCTACTATTTTATAACTCAAACATCTCTTCAGAACTTCCCTGATTTGACTTTCCAAATCAGAAAGTGCTATACTATTGAAATATCCTTCGTTGCCTAATCTGTTTGTAGGTAATTTGATCCCATAAGAATGAATCTTGTCCACATCTTCTTTTGACAAGGTAGTGGTAAACACTCCTTCTTTGGTGACATTCACTTTAACAGTTACAGACAAACTGTTATTAGCGTTCTTTTCCGTTATATTTAGTGTTGTTAATGCTGCCGTAATCAGATCTTTTTAAAATCAATTCGAATAAATATAATACATTCCTGCTTCATATACCTTATGTACATCAGGGTCATTCTTGTCTTCCGGTTCCAATTCACTCTCTTCACAAGTATAATCCCATTCAGAGTTGTAGTACATATCCTCGTCTGTTTTCTCCAAGGAACAATCTTTCATTAGATTCATATTTTCTCCCCATACTGCAACTTCTTGTCGTTGCTCTTCTTCTGTCATAAGGGATATTTTGTCTTTTAATTCTTTCCAGGTCATGATTTCTAAAATATGATCAATAATTCATTCTACATCAAAAAGTTGATCTAACACCAATAATTCTGCATCCATATCTTCATCTTTCGGGAAACGAACTTTTATGTTTCCGAACTTAGATGTCTTAAACAAGATGTAGGGGTTCATGTCTTCGGCGGTCACCGGCTTATATTCCTTAACTTCCGACATCTTGAGATACTAGTCACCTATTTTTACAAACCCAGAAAAGATAGAACACAGATGCGCTTTTACAGACTGTATCTCCTTTTTATCTTTGAAAGGTATAATTTCGTCCTTTCCCCTTATCCTGATTGACAAGAAAGGACGAATGTTATCTGTTTCATTTTGAAATTTGAAGCCTGTTATGGCTTGCTTGGGGATTCTTCTTCCCATTAATATAAAATAGCTCATTGTGATAAGTTTATAAAAAAATGGTATATAATTACTTCAATTAATTAGATGCAAATATGCTAATTTTGTTTAGATATCCTTCTGTCATCTCTATGAAATTCACACAATCTAATTTGCTTAACTTGTAAATCAATGCCGGATTGTGTACTATGGCTATAATTTGCGTTTGTGGTTTATGGAATGACAATACATTATAAATTTGCATTACGTTGTCAATGTCAAGATTCCTATCTGGCTCATCCATGAGAACCGTGTATTCAAAACTGCTTTCTGTTAATGTTATGCGGTTTCTTTCATAATACTTCAACAGGTTATCAATTCTTTTAATCCAAAACGCATTTGATTTTTTCTTGTATTCTACAAGATCTTGTATTGGAAATGTATAATCCTTTTGACCGAACATTAAATTGAAGAGTGATTCCAATGATAACACCACTTTCTCTCCATAAGATCTTCGAATATTATTCACATACAAATCGAAATTGCTGATGTTTTTCAATACGCTATCTCGATTCATCTCTGCCGATGGCAATAAACGGAATACTTTCCCTGCATAATCAGATGATATGTCAATCCCATCAAGAACCTTGTCATCATCATCAAATATAGGTGGAAAATCCAGCGCCTCAGCCGGCATTTCAGAGCACATGGACTTCTCGCATAACGCATACATTGATATGATGTTAAGCAAAGTTGATTTTCCACTACCGTTTTTACCTATAATTACATTCACTCCTGGCTTGAAAATAAATTCTCTACTATTTTCAAACGCTTCTATGTCCGAAGCATATTCAAATGGAGTTTTTGTATTGTCTTTTATTTTTACCGATGTTATCATTGTAATCCTTTTTAAAAATCAATTACCGCCCGAACCATGTCTCCGATGTGCTTGTTGCCGGTGCCCGTGAGGCCACTGGAGAAGACCACGTACCACGCGACGGCCTGGCTGCTCTCAGTACTGGACCAATACCACGTCGAGGAGAGGGGAGATGCCGAAACATAAGCGAATGCTTTGTTTAGTTCGTTCATATAATGGGCCATTAAATTTAATTGACCAAGAGATGGTATATACTCGCCATCTTCCAGCAGATTTCTCAATTTTGGATTTCTGGTTACAAGGCGTTCCGTATTGCCGCGTCCGTCAATGTCAAACAGCGCATCACATTCACGTTCATAATATGTCCCACTTCCGGATTCTTCACGGCTATCATCGTCAAGCAATTGTACGATATCATGCTCTGTCAGTGAGATTGCAAATGACATGTATCTGTGCTTCAACCCGATGTATCGTACACAATCTTTTGAGTTATGGCCGGTAAACGGCTCTGCATGTCCGTCTTTGTAGATTATATACAGTCCATCAGTTGACTCTTTCTTATCCTCTTCGGATGGTACTCTGTTTTCACATGTACATTTCTCACTTTTGGATCTTACGATTATATTCAATTCATTTAATACATGATTCCTGATGACATTCTCGCACGCTCTTCTTACAAAATCATGATCTCTTTGTTTGAGTTCATCATTCACCATACATCTAATCCAATGCTCTATCTGATTGTTTCCTCCGTATGTATTAAGCATACACTGTTTTACGAGTTTTTCCAATAATGGCTCTATGTTTTTGATTATATCTTCTTTGGTAAGGTGAAGTTCATTTAATATGCAGTTCCTTACTGCCTTGTATTCTTTACTTGTGCTCATGATATGCCTATTTAATACTGTGAATCATATTTTCTTTCTCTCCCACTATCTTCCCCTATAGGATTATTCCATCCGTATTTTACAGCCGTAGCTTTAAATAGAGGAAGTCTATAAAATCTATAATCATTCTCAAGATGAGTATATACTGTTGATTTCATTTCAGTTCTTTAATTAAAGCATCCGCATATATTACAGCTAATTCAGCCGCCTTATCACACGCTTCCAATATTAATTCACCGTGAGGTCCACGTCCTGATACGGATGTGATCGGAAGTATGGTTTTTGCTATCTCGTATCTACGTTGTTCCCAATCTACATGGGTGTTACACGGTTCTTGATTGACCTGTATATATCTTCCTTCAATATTAGAAGATCTTAATGTTTCCGCATTCTCTTCGCCGAATGCAACCAGAATAGACCCACATCCTGGACTTTCACCTATTGTTCCATCTTCTCTGTGGAATTTTATCCTTCCTTTCATGAACAATATACCTTTTGCTTTCGGGAATACAACATTCTGAAACATCTTATTGTCAAGACGATTAAAAAGAAGAGCTATTCCATTATTGTGCTCTACCATACGAGTAATAAAATGCTCTATAGTCGGTCTTGAATAAGGTGGGTTTAACCATACCCTTCCTTCCCATTTTTGTTTTAATCCATCTTGCTCTTTGTTATACATAACCCTGGCTGTCCTCCATAACGGACGCATAGGCGCACATGGATCTAAATCAAATTCCCCTAAAGCGTCTATAATTTCTTTAGGTGTGTACCATTCATCTGTACTGTTTTTAGATTTCTCAAATGATGTATTCATATATCTATGTTTTATAAGTTAATCCCATCCTCCAGTAGTGTACAAAGATACATCTTCCTCCTCTACGTTTACCCCTTTAATAGCCTGTAGAAGTTTTTTCTTTGTCTCCCGGCACATATTGTAACCATATCCTTTATACCGATATGAGCGCTCCCATGTGCTTACTGGAAAAGGAATATTTTCGTCAATGACCAGCCTCTTCATATGAAGATGTTCGAAGAATTTCTCATGATAGAGTAGTTTGTACTCGTATGCTACTATGCTTGCGGATGAGAATGGAAAATAATCATCTTCTTTTTCTTCGTATTTGGGCTCCTTATAGTAAGCCATTTTTGTCACAGTAAAATCGAAGCTCCTAAGAATCTCTTTCGGCTTTCCAAACTCTGACTCTATGAACTCTATCCATACCTTTTCTCCCTCTTTCTGGAACGCACATACCTTCTCATTTCTGTACTTAAATTTCCATCCTTCTTTCTGATGTTTTTCATCATTGAACGAATCAATAGCCTCCTGAAAATCGCTTTCACTTTCAAAGAAAATATCAATGTCTTTTACTCTTTCTCCGGAAAGGATATTTTTAAAACATCCACCAGCTATGAATCCTTTGTGGCCTTCCATATACTTGTCAAGCCATCTTATTTGCCAGAAATTATCTGGAGTATCTATTACAAAATTATTCATATTGTTTATGTTTTGCCGTTACCAAGCGAGATAAAAATTCCGCTTCACAATAATACAATGAGTGTAATTACTCAGGTCGATTCCGTTGTCCGTAAATGCATCCAGGACCCGTTTTTCCACGTATTTGAGTTTTACTGTTATCCCCTTCTTAAACACTTCTATTAACTTCTCATTGCACTCAATAGGTCCAATAAGACAGTATCTATTCGAAGGACTGTCTGATATACAATATGTCTGACATCCTAACATGTTGCTTAAAATTACTTCGTTCATAATTTCTCTATGATTCTAATATGGTGTCTACAAATTCACATTCTCCTACCTTATGTTCTGATCCACAATCGCATAAGTCTATTCCCCAATGGTTGACGCAGTGGTCGCAGCAGCAGGACTGGTGAAGCCATGTGGCATCACCAGCATCCAAATCCAATTTTTCAAATGTTTCCCAAAACATGCTATTCGAAGCTCCATTATCAAATCTGATAGTGACTGCACCGCATTTACATTTTGTATGTATTCTATTTTCATATATGTTCCATTTTCAAAATTTCTGGGGACAGATATTCTTGTAACTCCAATTTGCGTATTGGAACAAGACAATCCAGATGTTTAGCATCCATTTCTTGCTTATCTTCATCTACCCACGTTAAAGTACCTTCACTGCTACATTCTGGGCATTTGTCAGCTCCACATGGAAGAAGCATTTGTGCTCCACATAAGANACATCTTACCCAGTCTCCGTGCTGCACCCCTTCGTATGTTCTTGTTTTCATATTTGTCATTTTATCATTTACAACTTTCACTTCTTCGCTCCACAAACGTCTCTTATATATCGGAGTGATGCCGATCAGAATACCACTATCTTCACCCCAATACTGAAGTGTTTTGGACTCAATTTTATGATGCAATTCCTGTATTCCTCCTTTGTTTCTGTCATAAAGATAAAAATCAGATAATTTTACCATTTTCATTTTTCTGGATTTTCAGTAGTTCCTAAAAGACATTCATTACCCTCAAAATGAATACAATAATCCCATAATGTTCCATTGGAACATTCGTACTTATAAGGCAATCCATTATAATCGTCCACAATTTCCCTTGCAAACAAACTGATATTCCATTTTTTATTTCCTTCTTTTCTTACCAGCACTTTGTCAAACGGCTTAAAATCATATTTCGGCTCTTCTTTAATCCCGAAGAAGCGTTTCAGATATTCTTTTGCTTTAGGATTTTCGCTTTTCTTTAACGCTTTAATCATCTTCTGTTTTTCCGAATCTGTTGCAAGTCTATAACATTCTATGTGGTTTTCGTGTGCAGCCAAATTATCCGATATATTAAGACTTTTTCCCGCTGCAAGACTCGCATAAAAAGATGTTAAATATTTCCCATGCGTATTTAAAATAAAAATATAACTTCCATCTTTGCTGCTTAACACATCTCCATCTTTAAATGTAGTATATTCCGGGACTTCAAGAAGGAGGCGATTTTCGCTGCTAAGTGCTTTTCCTGTAGCAGAAAACCAATCTGCCGATACAGAAATAGAATGAATTACAACCAATAACGGACAAATTGACGAATTGTCTTCATATACTATTTCTGCTCTATTTCGTCCTTTCTCTGTCACAATCTGACCTACTCTTTCCCCTATGTTTATTTTTTCGCCGTTTCTAAATCAAACGGGATTGTTACCATTTTATATTCCATAATCTTATTTGTTTTTATTAGTTCCTAAAAGATGTTCGTTCCCTTCGTATGGGATACACTGACTAAATCCTACCCCTCCTAAGCATTCGTATTTATTATCTCCTACTGATTCTCTGGAAAATAGATGCAATTTCCACCTCTCTTGGTTAGTTCTTCTCACCAGCACTCGTTCAAATGGTTTGAAGTCACGTTTCGGCATCTCATCTAATAGATACTCATATTCACTTAAATATCGTTTTATTATATCTATTTTTCTACTGTCTTCGGCTTTTATAATCTTTTCTGCTAAAAATTTCTTCTCTTCTTCTATAGCCTTTCTTACATGCCGTTTTTTATCTTCATCATACACATCGGTCCATAATCCGCTATGATCAAACTTAATATCTCCAGATGTTGCCATTCCACATATACTTCCCATTACCCCTTTGGTAATAAGTCCATCATATATAAATTGACATCCTTTAGTGCTTGTTAATACATCTCCTTTCTTAAAATACCCCCCAGCCTCTCCCCTCAATCCCAGAGTGGTGCCGCCAATAATACAACCTTCCG